CTGGTGAAGCTACTCCAGGTGAACCGATGAAGATTGCCGCTGGCGATGAAGTCGAACATGACGGAGAACAACTAGAGGAAGCCCGTATGACCAAAGCTGGTATGCTTGAGGATCTTGCGAAGCAACTTGAAAGTCTTGGTAAACTCAATAAAGCTGATCTTAAAGCTATGCATGAGAAAATCTCTGCAATCGCTAAGGGTGATAGTGAAGAAATTGAGGAAGGTAAGACGGATAAGGAACTTGAAGAACTCAAAGCTCAAAAGAAAGAAATCGAAGATCGTATGAAGAAAATTTCTGTGAAAGAAGATGTTGCCGCCCTCGTAGATGGCGAAGGCCTTTCGGAAGAATTCAAAGACAAAGCTACAACTATTTTTGAAGCTGCTGTCAAACAGAAAGTCAAAACAGAAATTGAACGGCTCGAAGAAGAATATGCTGAGAAATTAGCTGACGAAGTTGAAGCGAAAACCGCTGAAACAACAGAGAAAGTAGATGCTTACTTGAACTACGTTGTGGAAGAGTGGATGAAGCAGAACGAAGTTGCTATTGAGCATAAACTTAAAACAGAAATCACCGAGAACTTCATTACAGGCCTGAAAGGTTTGTTTGAAGAACACAACATTGCTATCCCTGATGAGCAATTTGATATTCTTGACGCTGCTGCGAAGCAGGCTGACGAAATGGAAGCCAAGCTGAACGAGCAGACAGAGAAGAATGTTGAACTTACTCAGCGTGTTGGGGAACTTGAGCAACAGGAAATTCTCGTTGATGTGGCTTCCGACCTAGCGGATACGGAAGTGGAAAAATTTGTCGGTCTAGCAGAAAGTGTTAGTTACGAAGGTAGTGAAGATTATCGTGGTAAGTTGAACACGATCAAAGAGAGCTATTTTCAACGGACTGTAAAGGAAGACGAAGAGGAGGCAGCACCTATTTACAATGAAAACGGTGACGTTAGCGATAGAATGGCTGCTTATATGTCTGCAATCTCAAAAGTAGGTGCGCAGAAATAACAAAAACTATAAATAGTACTAAAATATTTTAGGAGAATATAAAATGTTTCAATCAGAACATTTACAGGAAAAATGGCAGCCAGTACTTGAGCATTCTGACCTCCCAGAGATTAAAGATAGCTACAAGCGTGCAGTCACAACTGTAATTCTAGAAAACCAAGAGCGTGCGATGTCGGAAGATAGAGCCTTTTTGCGAGAGGCAGCGCCCACGAACTCGACAGGTAGTGCCGTCGATAACTGGGACCCGATCCTTATCTCTCTCATCCGTCGTGCCATGCCTAACCTTATCGCTTATGATATCTGCGGTGTTCAGCCTATGTCTGGCCCCACAGGTCTCATCTTTGCGATGAAATCACGATACACCAACCAGACCGGTACAGAAGCTTTCACGTCCGAGGCCGATACTGACTTTTCGTCCAATGACGCGGCTGGTGACCTTCAGTCTGACGACCATACTGGAGCTGACGTCCTTTCGGATATGTCTGCTCACGTTACAGGCGGTGGAATGACAACAGCCCAGGCGGAAGCCTTGGGTGATGCGACAGCTAACTCGTTTGCCGAGATGGCATTCAGCATCGACAAAGTGACCGTGACTGCGAAGTCCCGTGCACTGAAAGCTGAGTACTCAATGGAACTCGCTCAGGATCTTAAAGCCATTCATGGTTTGGATGCTGAAACAGAACTTGCGAATATCCTCAGTTCTGAGATCCTGGCTGAAATCAACCGGGAAGTGGTCCGCACAATCTATTCGTCCTCGAAGAACGGTGCCCAGACAAATACAGCGACAGCTGGTATTTTCGACCTCGATACAGACTCCAACGGTCGTTGGTCTGTTGAGAAGTTCAAAGGCATGATGTTCCAGATCGAGCGTGATGCTAATGTCATCGCTCAGGACACACGTCGCGGTAAAGGTAACATCCTCATCTGTGATGCGGACGTTGCTTCTGCTCTTTCCATGGCCGGTATGCTTGACAACGCCACAGGCCTGTCCAACAACTTGAATGTTGATGACACAGGTTCGACGTTTGCTGGTACACTCAATGGTCGTTTCAAAGTCTATGTTGACCCGTATGCGAACAACAGCACAGCTACTAAGTTCTTTGTTGTTGGGTATAAGGGCACATCGCCTTATGACGCTGGTCTTTTCTATTGCCCGTATGTCCCCTTGCAAATGGTGAGAGCCGTTGGTGAGCAGACATTTCAGCCGAAGATTGGCTTCAAAACTCGGTACGGCATGGTTGCCAACCCGTTTGCCACAACTGATGGCGACGGCGTTATCGACTTGACCAACCCGGGTTCTGGCGCACGCAATATGTATTATAGGCGTGTCCAGGTCAATAACCTTATGTAGGATAAAAATACTCAACATAATAACTATTATAAGAGTATAGTTGGAGACCCCGCTTCGGCGGGGTTTTCTTTTGGTTGAATCATTATAAATAGTAGTATGGCCGATCCGACATATGATACCGCTGGAAATTTAAATACAGCACGCGTCACTGCATACAAACGACAACCGGACGTTATGGACTATGCTCAGAATAGTCAGTTCCGTGTCACGTTCTCCAACTATCCTTTGGCAGAGTATTTCTGTACTGCCGCTGTTATTCCAGGAATTTCTTTGGGTGTTGCAGAAGTTGGTACTCGGTTATCCAATATGCCAATCGTTGGCGATCAAATATCTTATGATAATTTTGATATGACCTTTTTGGTAGATGAAGAATTGAAGAACTATAGAGAGATACATGACTGGATGGTTAGTATAGGTTTCCCCTACGATCACAAACAGTTCAAATCTGTAGATCGTCGTGATGATGTAAATACACGAAGGGGTGAGAGGATGTTATATGATGATATTATGCTTACAGTGTTATCCAGTAAGAATAATCCAGTAGTCCGCATAAAGATGTTAGAAGCATTCCCCATAGCGTTGAGTGGTTTGGCCTACACACAGGCTGGTGTAGATGTTGAATACTTGACCGCAGATGTAACCTTTACATACATGACCTACGAATTCAAAACTATATAAATAAAAATGAGAGGATAGTTTGAATAGCAAGCCCTAATTTATACAATCTTTTTCACATAATATAATGTAAAAGACAATATATCTTTATACGGGTGGGAGGCTTTTGAACTACCCTCTCTTTTTTTAGGAATTTATTATGCAATTTAGTGAGATATCGGCAATGGCCGATGAAGATTTGAAAATTGATGACACGGAGTTAGATATAGAATCTCTCCGCACTCCACAATTACATAACAAGTATATGAAATTGTATGCTCAATTTTCTTCAAAATTAAAACAAACGCAAGATACGAGAAAAACTTTATATAAAGAAAAGTGGGAATACTATACTGGTAAGGCTCCTACAGAGGTGTATGTAGAGAAGCCGTTTGACTTGAAAGTATTGAAAAATGATGTTCAGATGTATATCGAGGCTGATCCTGAATATCAAGAAATTACCCAAAAGGAGGCATATTTTAATACTGTCGTAGATTACTTACAGAAAACTATACAACAAATTGCTAATCGTAGTTTTGCGATTAACAATGCTATCAAATGGAAAATGTTTTTGCACGGTGAGTGATGGATGTATTGATTGAAAAGTTTAATGAAGTCTACCTCAGAATTTCAGCTGATGCAGGAGCAGCTAAAGAATTACACGAATTCTTCTCGTTTGAAATACCGAATGCAAGATATATGCCGTCGGTACGCAATCGTGTCTGGTCCGGTCGTATTCATTTATTCAGTCCTGCTACTGGTCAAATATATGTGGGACTATATCCTTATGTCAAGGAGTTTTGCAAGAAGCAAGGGTACCGAGTCAGAGTAAATGGTGCTGTTGAAGCTGACAACGGTGTAGACAAACAACTTGTTCGTAAATTTGTAAATGGGTTAAAATCTAAAGTCAAGGTACGTCCGTATCAATTAGATGCCATTCATCATATTATCAATACCAATAGAGGTCTAATATTGTCTCCTACTGGTTCAGGTAAGTCCTTTATCATCTACTGCTTGGCCAGGTACTATGTCGATTTGTTGCA